GGCGGAAGGCGGCATGCCATATTGCCCCTGGACCCAGAGCGATCAATTTAGCTCCTGGATGAACGGGTTTTTTGGTGCCCGGAAGATGGTGGAATATCGAATGGAGCGTAAAGACTATGTACCCGAGAGCGATCTTTGAGGGATTCAAGCACGGCCTGAAAAGTAACAACACGGCGGCGGAAGGCGGCATGCCATATTGCCCCTGGACCCAGAGCGATCAATTTAGCTCCTGGATGAACGGGTTTTTTGGTGCCCGGAAGATGGTGGAATATCGAATGGAGCGCCTAGCCGGTGACCCTGCATACATGGCCTATTACATAATTGACTATACCGATCCGGGGTTTGAAACTCGGGCAATTGTGGCCCTTTGCTTCCAGGAAGCCGGTTACACTCGGGCACAATTCCGGTCCCACCTGGATGCTGTGCCGGTGACCTGCTCCCTTTGCGGCCACAAAATGGTTATGCAAGCATTTACAAAAGAAAAAAGAGACAGTCTCAGATCTAGCTATCGGATTATAGCCCAGTGCCAAAATTGTGATTTTGTAGAAGAGTATTAGATTTGACATCCATGCGTTTTGTGATACAATATGTCTGTCAGGAATTGGCCAAAGATAACAACCAAATATGTTTTGGGCCCAAAGCCCCCAACATCTGCAAACGGCTAATTCCTGACAGATCTAGCTTTTTTGTGATAGATGTTGGGGGCTTTGTGTTTACATGAGAGCATGGCGATGCTCTGCATGGCGAAGTGTGGCGCGGCCTGGCTTAGTGAGGCAAGGCAAGGTTAGGCAAGGTTGGTATTATTCGTTTGGATAATAGCGTGGCAAGGTATGGCGTGGCCATGCGGGGTAAGGTACGGCTTGGTAAGGCAAGGTATTGTCTGGCATGGCGTAGCATTGCAAGGCTTGGTAAGGCTATCTAATGGGATTTGTCTACATTCTACAAGAAGGGCAATCGAACAAATTCAAGATCGGCAAAACCAGTCAGCAAGTTAGCATTCGTGTTTCTGCTTTGCAAACTGGCAATTCTGCCCTATTGATAATATATTGCAAGATAGAATGTAGTGACGGAAAGGAACATAAACTTGAGACTTGGTTTCATCGTGTTTTGAGCGGTTACCGTATACCTGGCGGTGGTAAAGAATGGTTTGACATTGAGCCGTCAGTATTAGATCAATTCGTTTTAGAAGGGATAAAAAAGAATGACAAGGCTAGGATTGCCGGATATTATAGAACGAACGGTGAAGCTGAAAGGTATTACACCGATTATGTTCGATCGGTATGCTGGAGACAACAAAACACAATTGCCCGTGGAAGACAAGATGTACTTTCTTCCGGGAACAAAACAGCTTTGTATCCCGGCTGCCAACATATCTTCATTTCTGAGCGCCAAGAATTCGACATCAGTGGCCAAGCTGATCGGGGGGCGATCTTACAGCGCATTAGCCAATGCGCTATTGGGCTTTGTGATGATTGCACCAACGAACATTCCACTAATGAGGAATGATAATCCGATTGTGTTGACTGGATTCAAAGACGATCGGGATGAAGGGGCTAATATCTATGTGGATCGGCGTGTTGCTCGATTAGCAAAAGGCATTCCAAATCCCAAAGAACGCCCCGTGGTTGAATTGCCATGGAATTTGGAGTTTACAATCAGCCTATTCAAGAATGATGAAGTTGACGAAACATTGCTAAAAACGGCTTTTGCTCGTGGTGGTTTGGCTATTGGTCTGGGTACATACCGGGGTGTTTTTGGCAAATTTGTTGTTGAAAGTTGGAATTAGTCAGAGGCAAGGTACGACAAGGCTCTGCTTGGCAATGCAAGGAATAAAATCCCCTGTTAATCAGGGGATTTTACTTTGTCTGGTAAACTGTCAGCTTCATGTCAGGAAACTATGCTTCAGATCTGCTATACTGGGTATGAAGTTGAGGGAAGAGTTAACAACAAAATACCTGGACCCGGAGAGTCCCCTTCGGGCACCTTGAAACATAGGTCCAAAATGAGCGAGAGATACATATCTCAAAGTCTCATAGTTGATAGGGGTGGGTACAAGCGTAGAAAGCGCCGGGCGACTTGCGGCCCCACAATTCAATCCAGGTAAACAACTGGCAAACTTGGAGCCACACGCGCAACTGACAGCGTGACTTGTAAAACGGATAACGTCCGGCCCAAAGTGTCATAGCTAGGGACAAGCCAAAAGCGACAAGCGGAACAAATTGGCTCCAAGTTTGCATAACCCAGACAAAGGACAAGCAATGTTTTCAGTTAAAAAGTTTCACGGTGGGGAAGTTTACACGGCCAACGATGGCAAGCAATACGTCAAAAGTGGGCGTGGTTGGGCGGTGGTCAATGAGTTGGACCACGTTTTGGTTGGCAGTGGTCTTGTGTACATCTACACGACCAAAAGAGTAGCCCAGTACGAAGCGGATCGCCTGAATAAGGCGGGGGTGCAAGAAATCGTTTTCCATCATATCGACAATGAAACGGATTTGATGGCCACGGTTATGCAGTGGTCGAAGGCCAACCCCAAAAAGTACGTAACCTTTTATGTCATGTTTGACAAGACCTATCTTTTTATCCACGAGCGCAAGCCCCAGAGCCTGAATAGTGGCGGGGTTGAGGATTGCATAAGGCGGAATGGCGGCTTTTTCCGCAACGGTGAAGTGGTACCGGCGTCCAAAACGCTCATGAAAAAGTTCCACTTTTGCCCGGTTCTGGGCTAGAAGGAAGCAAAATGTTAAAGATCGCAGTTTTGAGGGATGATCCAAGGGTGTTTTTTGCCCTGTCCGATGATCCAAAAGCCCCGGTCCTGAAGGATCGGGAAGAGTACGAGATCGAAAAGATTGATGGCGAAATAGCCGATCGCATCGGTGGGCGCACGTCCACCCAGTGGCGGCGGCTCCCAGACAATCAGGAAGGAATGATAATGTGTGACCTAGAAGCGGTGTTTGCCGATGTGGCGGAAGACCTGAGTACCAAAGCCGTGACCATAAGCGTGGTTCGGGTACTGGCTCCCACAGTGTTGGCAGAAGCCACGTTTCACCAAGAAGCCACGGTGCGGCGGGGTTGGATGGATACGACCAAAGAGCCGACCATTGAAAATACCACGTGGCACGAGAAGCAAGAAGATGGCCTTTGGCCGGAGTCGGTGCGGCTAGACTGGGACTAAAATCTAGTGGCTGTCTGGATAAGTGTCAGGTTCAGGTCAGGATCTGGCGCTTTTTCCATGATACACTATAGCTGAAGTTGAGGGGCGGCCAACGTGGCGGCCCAAGTATAGAATGGAGCAAGATACGATGACAAGGCACATTGGAACGGTTGAAGCGGCAAAGATGGTTCGTAAGCTTTTGAAGGCCAATTATCCCGGCACCAAGTTTTCAGTGACAAGCAAGAGCGGCATGCGGGTTGTTTGGTCCGATGGCCCAAGTAAGGCCCAAGTTAAGCACCTGCTGGCCCCCTTTACGGGTTCCCAGTATGATGGCCAATGGGAGCGCACCCATTATTCCCACTCTTGGATTCTGGCGGATGGCAGTGTGGTTTTTGCGCAAAAAGATGCCCCGGTGCCGGAAGGTGCGGAAGAAGTGTGCTTTGGCCGCTCCCCTTCCCTAATCCGGAAGCACTCAAAAGCCTTGATTGAAGCGGCGGCTATAGCTGGCAAGGAAAAGTATGGTTGGGATGCTCCGGCCATCCAGGGCTACGATGGGGATTATTCTTTTGTCTTGGACTTGACTACCCAGGAGCCCCTACATCGTTGGTTCACTGAGGTGCTGGAAGCTATGACAGAATACCCGGAAGAGCAAGAGGCGGCGGAAGCCGCCCTTGTCGATCCAGAGCCCACCCCGGAGCCGGAGCCCAAAGCGTTGGACATTGGCCCCCGCCCGATTGAAAAAACACCGGCCCTGCATTGGATGGGCAAGCACGTGGCCCACTTGATGGGTGCGGACTGGACCTATACCGGCAACCCCGAGTGGTCAAATTGCGATATCTTGCACGTGGACGGCTATGGCATTCACTTTTACATGAACAACAAGCCCAAGGTCAAAGTGTCCGGCAAGTGGCCCCGCCTAACGGATGACTTCCACCGTGGCGGATATCTCTTTGATCCAGCCGATCAAGACAAGCCCACCATGAACTTTTCCTTGGACCGGGAGCCCGCCGCCGTGCTTCGAGACATAGAGCGCCGGTTTTTGCCTCAGTACCTGAAGCTGTATCCGGAGCGGATGATCGCCTGTGAAACGATCAAAAGAAGAGGGATCAAGCGCCTGGAGCTATTGAAAAAGTTTCAAGAGGATGTTGGCGGCTATCGGGATGAAACGTTTAGAACGGATCGGGTGCACTTGAAGCATAATGGCCACACCTTTGCAACGGTGACCGTGGACACGCATTCAAGAACGGATGCCACAGATATAACTTTGCCCGTGGGGCGTGAAGTGGCCACAATGCAAGCGATCAAGCACCTGCACCGGAGCACAAACGAGTGCCCGGCCCTGGCCCAACTGGAAGACGATCAAGGGGTGATCAAGGCGGCCCTGGCCATCCTGCAAGGGTGCATTCCTGAGAAGTACAGAAGCCAAGCTTTGACCAATGCCGTGGAAGAGTTAGAAGATGCGTGGGATCTGCTCCAGGATGGGATCGGCCTTTTGCAAGGCGGGGAAGAGCCAAGCATGATCCGGCACGGGAAAGTGCTCTTGGCGGCTGATTGATAATCCTGCTCCAACCCAAAAGCCCACCGCTCAAAGGGTGGGCTTTTGTCGTTTCCCGGCCCGGACCACAAACCATTCTTGGTCAATGATCCGGCTCACATAGCCCGGTATTGGTTTCTCTTTGTGGTCAATGTAAAAGTGGATCATGACTTCTTGCCATAACTCGGGCGGTTGTGGCGGATCTTCCAGGTTCTGGATCCGCCACTGTTTGAGCCCTGCATGGCCCACCCAAACATCCATGGTTACCGCTCCCAAGCTTCAGCATTGGCCCGCTCTGTGCTGGCGTGGGTGGTTGCATGGCCATCGATCGGGCCATCATCCATGGCACTCACTGGCCAATGATAATAACCGGGCGGCGGTTGGGCCTGTCCTGGCGGCAAAAGGCCACGTGGGATCCGTCCATAAAGCTTGTTGATCGTGTTTGAACTCCTGGCCAAAGCAATAGCCGCCTGGAGCGCCGCCTTTGTGTCCCCCTGGCTCAACCCCAAGCCCTTGCCGATGACCAAGATCACGCCCATGAGAAACAAGAGCACGGCCCCGATCAAGGCCAAAGCTACAAGCAAGTAAGCGGATACCTTCAAAAGCATGCGCATCTCGGGGTTGTTTATGACCTCAAAGCCGACAAAACCCCCAAGTGTTACGCATCCGCCGATCAAGGCAAGCGATAGGACTATACCAAAAAAGCGCAATTTCTTCATATTTCTCTACCTTCCATAAGCTTCCGCACAAAGATTTCAGCCGGTTCCGGCCACTGATTGATAATGTCTAGTGCCGTGTTCCTGGCGATCCGGCTGTTGGTCATGGAGCCGTGCCGCTCCGATTGCAAAGAATTGGCCGTGGGCCTTTTGCCCCACTTAAAAAACCAGTAAAGGGCCAAAGCTGTCTTTTCGATCACTTCTGGACTGTAGATCTTTGCCGTATCGTGGCCGCTTTGGCCGGGCATGACCACGGTGGAAGCCGGAAGCAAAAGTGGTTTGGGCTCGATCTTCTTAGGCAACTGCTTTAGAGCGTCCCGATCCAGGTATAGCGTTGTGATGTGCCGGATATCGCTCCCAAAGAAGGCCAACATGTCACCCTTACCACAAAGGTGTTCCGCCCCGGTCTGGGGGCGGCCCGTGGCGTGGGCGGCATAGTCGGCATTGGTTACCCGGCCCACGATCCGCACGTGCATATCTGCATTGGTAAAGGCTCCCATGGTCTTTTGGTTGGGCTGTTGGGTGCCCAGAAACAAATTGATCCCCAGTGCCCGGCCCTGGCCGGTGCTTTCACCGATCAACTTTGCCAACGGGCCTTCTTTTCCGGCGTGCATGATCAAGCTTGCTATTTCATCGATCACGACAAGAAGCCGTGGAAACTGCCTTTGGCCATTGTACTGGATACGCTCCAGCCGTTGATCTCGGACCCACTCCAGAACCTGGCGGGCTTCCTGCTCAGTCTTCACGGGTGGGTGTGCCAAGTGGGGCAACATGTGGAGCGGTTGCCACGCCCGATCGTTTTTGAAGTCGATCAAGATGATCTGAAGGTCTTGTGGATCATACATAACGGCACACTGGAAGACAAGGCCAATCATTGAAAAAGTCTTGCCACTGCCTGGCATACCGGCAAAGAGCACGTTGGCGCAAAGTGGCGATTGTAGATCCATCTTGACCACCTGGCCGCCCGAGTCGTGGCCCAAGGTCAGCCGTTCCGCCCGGTTTGATAATACTTGGCTCAACTTGACGGATCTCCATTCCGATTCTGGGAGCGGTACATCTATGTCAACAAGTGCTTTGTTCCTGGCCACTCGGACATGCTCAACCCCCATGGCCATAGCTAAAGCTTCATCCAGCTTTAGCACCTTTTGCAAGTCCGCCGTGTTTGGTAGGTGAATTTGCATGAGGTAGGTTCGGAGCCCCCGCCGCCGTCCCACGAGATTGAAAAAGATGCCCTTCTCTAGTGTCAACACCCTATAAAGGGCGTTCAGCCATACCCCGATCCCGTTCATGATCGGTCCCTTCTAGCTGGATAGTCGCACCGGGAAGCAAGCCTTCCGCTCTTGCCGCTTTTCGTGCCAACATTTCTACAACGGCGGACATGCTGATCCCGTACCACTCGGATAGTTGTTCCAGCAACCCCTTACCCGTTTGGCTCAAGGTGAAGCTAGTCTTGACTTTTTTCTCTGTCATAAACATACCTTTCCAATACCTCAATTATACCATATCTATACCGTCATTGCAAGACACAAAAAAAAGAGCGATCCCATAATAGGATCGCCCAAAATTCCGAGTATTTAACGTGGTCCCTTCTGGAAATTGCGAATTTTGAGCACGGTTAATTGTGGCGAATAGTTGGTATAATCCAGGCTAAGATTACCGCCCGTGTCTTGATCCACACGCACAGATAAATAATCACCAACTGAAAGATACAACTTGCGGACAACTTGACCCATAGTTGGCATAGACGGCCCGCAAGGATAACGGGTATCATACCCAAAAGCAACACCATTTAATTGTAGTTCTGCGCCACGTCTAAATCCTGCCGATGATGCTGCAAACCGGTAAGAAAATTCAACCGTGTACCAACCTGATTGCGTGACATACACACGATAGTTAGTTGAATCAAAGATCATGCCTTCGTTATAATTAACAGCATTGAATTGAACAGTTGTCCATGTAGCAGTCGTAATAGTTTGGCTACCGTTTCGATAGATAGAAATACCTACATCTTGTGTTATATCGGCGGCTTCAAGATCAACTATTGGTTGTCGTTTTGAATAAATGTTAAGCATTTCCGTGGCAGTCAAAATTCGATCTAAAACGGCAATCTCGCCATAAGCCCAACAACCGCTAAACCCATAAGCAGAATCGGAGCCAACATACCATGACGTGAGTGTGGTTGATGCGAAAGGATTTGTCCACGTTTCGATCAATCTTCCATTCACGTATAATTTGTATTCGTCATTGATAAAATCAAAAGTCACGCCAAGGTGGATCCAATCGCCACGCGAAAATGTAAACGTTGTAGACGGGACAAGGCTCGTGCCGTTAAGATACAGATAAAAATATTGATTTGTTTGGCTGTATATGATGCGCAGATCGTTACCCGCGCCGCCGCGCACATCTTGGACGTACCAGATCGTACCCGGCCCGTTTTCTGTTGAATCGTACCATGCTTGAATCCAATACGAACAAGTCAGAGTATCATTTTGACTCAACACATCTACTTCGTTGGTCAGATTGAGCACATTGGCTGTGCGATATGAAACACTATTACCGGGCGTTCCTGCCCAACGATAACCTTCACCTCTGTTGCCATCTGCATAGGGCGTACAAAAGTCCTGCCCCTGTTCAACTTGCGCACAATCGACAAAAGCGGCTTGCCCATTTGCTGTTCCCATCAGCTGGATATAAAATTGGCCAAACGTCCGATCAGCATAATCAGGCGTGAAAATGGCACGTGCATAATGCCATCCGTTGCCCTTGACCGTGCCCACAACTTGTGTGGGACTGACAGCCGGCGGGTTTGCGCCACCTGTCCAATAAACGAACATGCGCACATCACCGCCAACGGGTAACGTCCAGTTATAATACCAAATGCTCCATGCATAATCGTCCGTGCCGAGAAAAGCGGTTGTTGATCCCGTATAACATGCTTGGGCATAAAAGCTTCCACCGCCCGATGTGCAAAGAAGAGAAGAATGGCCCGATAACGCACGCACCACAGATCGCGCAATAGTGCCCAACGATGCCGACGACCAGTTTGTTATGTTATGATCGAATGATGGATTATTGCACTCGTTTGTTGTTTGTGGTAAAACCATTTGTGCGGGCAAGTCTGTCCAGAGTGATGGAACAAGCGTCACTGAACCACGATAGCCAAACGTTGCGTTTGTAGGATGATTCAAGCACCATTCACCACGTGATCCGATGAAATAATTGCCATACAAACCGCTCCCCAATGGATTAAGCATGTGGTCACCAAACCGCAACACCAAGGATAGGTCATCAGGATCAAAAAAAGAACCAAGTTCCAATTGCTTCCAGATCGGTATACCTTCATTCCGGCCCACAAAATCCGGCCAAAGTTTTTCTACAAGTTGATCATCTCGGGGTGTAACCATTGATAATCCTTCCTACCATCTTGTTTTCTGAATACGATTTAGCATGATTTCTACCTGTTCATCATCGGCACCGGTCAAAGATACCCTATATGGAGCCTGAAAGGATGCTTCCCGGACCTGTAGAACCATCGGATCTTCACCCACGGCAATGTCAAGATCATATCCTGGCAATATCCAATCTGAGCGGATCACGTCGCCGGGGCGGATCATCCATGGTTGCACCGGTTGGCCACCGATCTGCGTGGGGTTTGGGCTTCCTTTGGCCCAATGCAGATTCACCGTTGTGGGCCTGGATTGATAATGTAGCACTCGATCTTCATACACGCCAATGATCCACGGGTTTGTGCCGTCCCCAGTGCTCACAAGATCGCGCAAGATACTAAGTGCGTACCGATCCCGGTTGTGATAGGCGGAAAAATCGAAAGTATTAGTTTCCACTTCCGTGCTATTGATAAACTGGCCCACACCGGACACGATCCGATCTACCATCACACTGCTATCTTCTAGCCCACTGGTCAGATCATTATAGATCCGCCATGCAAGCGTATCCATATAGCCACGTAATTGTATACTTAGGGTTGTGCCCGTTGCGCCTGTATACCGTTTAGACCTGCCCGGCCACGCAAGATCGGCAAGCTCGATATCTGCAAGCCCCAGTGCTCTTGTTGCGTTTGTTTCACCGATAGAATGGATCATCTCTCGGATCCCATATTGCGCCTGGCTATCGGTATTCTCTTCCCAAGTGCTGGAAGAAGGCGCATGCAATCGTTCGCCGGTTGCGGTTGAAGAGTACAACACTCGGAGCCGGTTGGCAAAAGCATCAAGCGATCGGGTATACTGCCATCCTTCATCCACAAGTTGAAGCGACCACACCATGCCTTCCCATGCCGTATTGCCTTCAAAGTCTTCCGTTCTCCAATGCCGTCCTAGCCCGTTCTCGAATAGTTCATTCAAATAGACCCGGTTTCCGCCGATCGTGGCCGATCCGCTTTTGAATCCTTCTTGATCGGTTGCGCTATGGCTCCAAGAGTCACCTACCCGCCATGTCATCTCTTCCAACTGTTTGAAAGTGCTGGCAAGTATAGATGTGAACATTTTGTGTGAAAACAAAGCCGTCATGTCAGTCGCTCCTTAGAGCTCGCCAACGGGGCAACACCCACACCTTGACAGCATTCGTATAATCCCCATCGTAACCGGTATACCAACCGTCTTCAGTCTCATAAAGAATATGCACCCGAGTCCGATCTTTTGGAATTAACGTGATCGCCGTCCCTGAGTGATCCGGTATATCCATCGTGGCAATAAGTGGCGCGTGCCAAATCACCGTCCATTGTGAAAAGCCAAACGGTTTTTCCATCGGGATCGCAATTCGCCCGGCAAACACTTCCATGGCCATTGAATCCCCAACCGTGGCGAAAAATTCATCTTCTACCCAAACGGTTGACCAAGTGATCCCATCGCTTGTTTTGAATAGACTTGCCGTGTTGGTTGTGCTTCCGCCTGTCACCAAGAAAAGTTCACCGTTAAATACCTCAAGTTGGTGGGCGTTGTCATCTGTAACCGGGGCACCCGTTCTTGATAATGTTAGGGCATCCCCATCCCAATAGTACACGTCCCCATCCACACAAGCAATGTATAGCCGTTCTTTGAACTCGATCATGGATACAATGTCATCGGCACAAGGGAGCACCGGCCCCACTGTCCAGAACGATCCAAACCGGTAATAGTGCGTTACCCCTGAATCACATCCAACCCACATTTCATGCTTGTATGTCGCCAAGCTTGTCGGTGTATTGGGTGCCGCCGCCAAGTTTCCACCGGCCCCGATCACGGAAGCCACCGTGGTCCCATAGGCGGCATAGAGATTTTCCCCAAAAGCCTTCAGGGCCACGATCGTGCCGCCGCCCACGGCGGTATGCAAAACGGTTGTATCTGTGTATTCGTCATAGTAGTAAAGGTTACCGGAAAAATCGCCCATGAACAACTGACCATTGAAAATCTCAGTGCTATACACGGCATTGCCGGGATACGTCATGCCGCCGTTGACCCAGTACGATCCATCAAATTGGGAATCAGACGACCCCCCGGCCCCGGTATCATAGAAAACATACAACTTTGTGGCATATTGCTGGATCGCCGTTATTTCGTTGGTGTTTTGGCTGTCATCCAAGGAGAACGGCGCAAGGTTATAGGCCCGTTGGACTGGCTTGCTTAAACTGGTAGAGTCCAAAGTCAGGGATTGACCCGTGGAGATCGGGCTCTCGACATAGCACCCGCCGTTATCGGACGGCAAAAGAAAAGCGCCGTCTATACTGATATCCGCCGTGCCGTCCCCTTCTGTGTTCTCCACGTAAACGTTAAAACCAATGGAAGCGGGTAAGTATTCAGTAGAAGGGGTTTGCCAATTGATAATCCCGGTTGGCGTGGCTAGAAGCATATGTGTATAGTACACATCGGCTACACCCGTAACTGAAGCCTTGGCAAGCAATATTTCTTTGGTTGGATCGCCTGTCCAATAGCCCACCCACACTTCCGTATCTTTTGTGGCGGCATACTTTAGGAAGAGGTTAAAAGAATGTTTCAACATTCTAGTGATATCATCTCCATTGTATTGCCTGGAATAGATCATTTTGGGTGTGTCTTCCGCCACGGCTGTCAACTTGATCGCAGATTCAGCAAGGCGGCTATCGCCCAATGTGTACACGCCCAAGCAGTCATCATAGAGATACCGCCGATCTTCTGCTCGTTTTTCTGCAAAGATGGCCGTTTTTTCCAGGACCATGTTCACAGTTTCAGCCCCATCATAGATCGCTTTTGCTTCCACTTCCAGGGCAAAGCGCATGAGTGCATCCACGTCACCCGGAAGATCGTCAAAGTCAACATAGGGCTTTGGATCTCTCGGAAACACGGCCCCATGAATGTCCCACCCCCACCGCTCCGATTCGTATATGCTCCAGACAATAGATGAATCCATGTAAAAGTCACCCGGCCATGTATCTTCTGTCCATGTGCCTTCAGTCAAGAACATACGATCTATTGTAACGGTTGATCCGGTTGCTGTCCCGTTGCAATAGAGTCCCATTTCTAGATAGTAGTACAACCATTCCGCCGTTGTCGTAAAGTGGACATAAACCCATCCACTCGGGGCAGTATTCACGTTCCAAGTCTCGTTATGTACCGTGGTAAAAACTTGATCCAAGAAGCGGATAAAAAATGATTCTATCGTTCCAGATCCAAAGTCAGCATTGATCCACACCTTCAAAGTATAATCTTGCATGGGCAACAAGCGCACGCCTTGATAAAGATACCAGTAACTTGCACCTGAAGGTGCCACGGTAAAGGACATCTTGAGCCCGTAATAGTTCCCGGCTATCTGGCTCTCTTCACGCTCGATCAAGTGGTCAGATCCGGACCATGCTGGATCTGCATATTCCACCCATCCGGATGGCCATTCCTGGACAAGGCCATAATCCATCCACCGTTCAAAAGATGGATTCTGGATCATGTTCCTGAATGGCCCGATCATTTCTCCAGGGGGCACCGGCTTCCAATTGGGTTCACGTTCCAATACGATCGTGTTGTTTGGTAATCCAGCCCGACCACCAAAAGCATAGTTCTCGATCTGGTAGGCTCCGGTTTTGATCCTGGCATAGCGGGGTTCATGGTCTTCTGTGAGTTGCACCATGAGATACACGGATCCTTGTTGCCATCCTTCCAACCAAAATTGTTCCGCTTCCCAAAGGCATTCTAGCAGTTCCTGGACCCTGGCGGCCACTTCTGTGGTAGTAGAAATGGTTATTGGAAAAGTTTCCGTAACTGGCCCGTATCCACCGGCCACAATGGTATCATCGTCTAGACTTTCAGAGCCGATCCGCACCCCGCCGCCCTTGAGTTGTGAGATAGCCGGGATCCATCCTGGCGGGTTCGTGATACATATGCCCGTAGCGTTAAGCAGATCGATCGGCCTGGCCCCACTCGTGCTACATATCCGGCATACTTTTGGTGTTCCAGAATATGGATTAGATGGCATTGATAATTATCCTCTCTCGTTTAGCACCTGCCTGAAGGTTTCCTTGAATTGGGCAAGTGACACTTGGCCTTCCACAACTGTGACCGGCATAGTTATGCTTTTTTCGCCATAGTTCACGGATCGATCAATGTTGTGGGTTGTATTTTGCGGATTGATCGGGGCACTCGCTCCACCCATCATGAGCGCCGGAGCCACATTCATGGCCATGTCACGCTCGATCTTGGGCGTCATCTTGTCCCAACCCCGGATCCATCCTTCCCCACTCATTTCCGCCATGTTTAGAAACACTTTGGAAGGGCTCCCCATTCCAAGGGCTTCCTTCCCGGCCTGGATGGCATCCTTGATCCCGCCTGTAACTGCATTCTTGAGGTTAAGCACCATGTCCTTGATACCATCAATAAAACTCTGGAACAAGTTCTTACCCATTGACTTGAACGATTCCCAGAGTTTACCGCCCGCTTCTATTGCATCCTCTAGAGCGGCCACAAACTTTTCTTTTAGATCCTTGGCAAAGGTCGTTATGGTTCCTTCTGGCCCTACCAACCCATTGACTAGATCTAAAAACCAATCGATCACACCGGCTACCCATTCACCTATGCTAGTCAAGAGATCGGACAAGGTATCCGTAAATACCGTCCAGATATCGGACAACATATCCGGGATGATCGACCCGCCAACAAGTTCTTGGTATAGATTCTTAAAGAACTCGATCACGCCTTCTACAAAGCCGCTTACAATGGCGCTTATGCTTCCAAACCACGCCTTAAAGGCTCCGAGAATGATCCCGATCAAGCCTTCGATGAAGGTCCAGAAGCCAACCCACTGCATCTTTAGTCCATTCAAGATCCGTGGAAAGTCTAGAGTGAAAATACCGGCCAAGACTTCAAACACACCCTTAAAGTAGACCATAAATCCAGATATCACACCTATGATCCCGTTAAAAATGAGTTGGAAGGCTCCCATGAGGTTGGCCAATCCCTTGCTTATGCCATTGATAATCCCAACGATGACCCCGACAAGGGACAACAAGATCGCTCCCACGGCGGCGGCTACAATCCCGATCGCCTTCTTTACAGCATTCCAGACGCCTTCCCAAGTGATCCCATAGTTTGACATGGTTTTTCCGAGTGATGCAAGGGCTTCCTGGAGCGGCGGCCATACCGTTTCAACCAAAGTATTAACCACGGCGGACACGATCGAACTAATCACCGTCCAAGCAGTCACGGCCACGGCCTGAATGATCGGCCAATTTGTATCCCACCATTCCTTGAATGCGTCAAGGTGGGGTTGCACGTTCTCAGTCCACCAAAGCCCGATCTGGTCAGCCACTGATTGAAAATACTCTTGCATCGTCTGGAGAGCACCCGGCCAATTACCGGCCATGGCCTGTTCAAAAGCGGTAGAAATGGCTATGTAAGCGTTGGGAAAGTTGGCTTCAATCCACGCCCGGAGCCCTTCCACGACCTGGGGCAACTGGACAAAGAGCGCATTCAAGATCCACTGTGCAATTGGCGAATTTTGCGCCGCCGTTTGGATACCGGCTAGTGCGCCACTAAACCATGTGGATACTTGTTGCTTTGTTTCTTCCACATCGGGCAAAAGTTCCCCGAGATCAAACGGCTCGATCGACATAGAGCCAAGATCTTCCATCCTGGTCCTAAAGTCATCGATCGATTCAAGGGCGGGCATATCTATCACCGGCATGTCAATGCCCGGTATGATCGGCAAAGCTCCATCCCCTTCACCGTCCGCACCTGCACCGCCACCGGCTCCAGTCTCGGCTTCTCGCATGCGCTTCAACATCTCTTCTTGCTGTTTCATAATTGATAATGTTTCACGGTGAAACGCAAGCCGGTCCTGGATTGCGGCAATCTCTTCCGCCAAAGCCTGGCGTTTTGCCTCAATTGCGGCGGCTTCTTCTTGCACAAGCGCCTTTTGCTGGTCGATCGCCGCCTGTTGTGCTTCAGCTTCAGCCCGCACCAAGTCTTCTTGCAGTTCTAGCGCCGTTTTTTGCGTGTCCAGTGCCTGGCGGGCTTCCACTTGGTTGGCCTTTTCCACGTTAAGCGCCGCTTGCGCCGCTTTTGTCTGGTCTTTGGCCGCCTTGACCCGATCTTCGTACTCTTCCAACCCAATTTCCCCGGCTTCAAACTGCTCCCGTAAAGCATCCGTGGCCACAACTTCCGCCGCTTTCAGCTTCTCCAGGTCATTGATAAAAGGTTGCAAGGCCACGTCTAGCGCCTTTTCCTGAAGGGCCACATCCGCCAACCCGGCGCTTATTTGAGACATGGCGGCGTCCACTTGGGCGTTTAGAGCATCTTCAGCCTGGCTTATCTCGTCAAACTGAGCGGCCACGGCCTTCAATTGGTCTTCTATGGCCCCCATGGCAAGCTGTTTTTCGATCAATTCTGCCATGGCTTCGCCTGTCTTGCCAAGTTTCTGGGGCAAGATATCCAGGGCACCCGCCGCCACTTTGCCCGTTTCTTTGAACGTGTCCATGACCTGCATAACGGTTCCACGCAGTTCAAAAAACGTATCCGCAAAGGCACCGGCTCCGAGATCTCCGGCCTGGACCAACCCGACAAGCTCAGACTGAAATTGCCCTGTATAGCTTGATAACATGCCAAAGTCGGCATGCCCCATGCCCTTGATGTACTCGTTCATTGCCCCGGCACCCCACGTTCCGATATCGGGCAAGAACTTGGGTGGGGAGCCTGGAGCCATAAACCCGGCTATAAATTGGGCTACTGCCTGGAGCGCATTGGCCAAGTACGCTTTGATCCCATCCAAGATCCCTTTACTGTAGGATGCAATCAGAGCTTTACCCCATTCCACGATCTGAGTGCCAAAGTTCTTAAACATGGCGATCACTACTGCTATAGCCGTATGAAACGCTTTTTGGAAGAACTTTGTGGCCCGTTCCGTGTCACCCTTCAAAAGCGCCGTGATCCCCACAAAAACATCCCTGGCCACTCGGAAGAAATATGTCAGGTACTTGGATACTTCCATGACTGCTGGGCCAACCCGTTCGTAAAAGAAGGTCTTTACCGCTTCACTCGTGGACTTGAGCGATCCCACAAAATCACCAAACAAAAGCTTGGTGATCCCTTCCACCTGGGCCTTGATAATCCCAAACCAGTTTCCCCAGATCTCCATAGGCCCGGATAGGGTTTCCGTGATCACGTCCCTGATTCCGCCAAAGGTGTCCTTGAGCACATTCAAGATCTCTTGTGCCGGTATCATCCGCTTGAACCATTCCACAATGCCCATGAGCGCATTGGCCACGGCTTCAGCCATCGGGATCAACTTGGGGAGCACGGCATTGGCCACGGTATTCATGACCCCCATCCATTCGCTCAAGAGTGGCAAGAATCTAAGCCCGATCTCTGTCCGCACGTCCTTCACAAGTGTGCCAAAGCTGGCCATTGCGGCGGTTGCCGTGCCGGTCACACCTGGCATATGCGCCGTGTTGGCGGCCAACTTTTCCATAACGATATTGGCCATGCCCAACTGCTTTTCCTGTTTTGATAATGCCTTGGTGTTCTTGCCAAACATCTCGGCGGCACGCTCTGAGGCTTCAGATAGGGATACCTGGATACTGAGGTTATCCAGGATCATGGGGGATAGGCGGCCCACACCGACCACCAAAGAATCAAGCAAATAGTCCAGACTGGCCCCGGTTGCACGAGATACCTTTGATAGGTGCCCCATAGCATCGGGGATCATTGTCGCAAAGTCGGTACTAATCAACTGGGCGGCCTTGTTGAAACTCATCATGGCATCTTTCATGGTCACCATGCCGCCCGTGGCCACTTTGAACTTTTGGAGCATTTCCGCACCGGTTACGCCCACGGAAGCGGACAAACCTTCAAAGGCACCCTTCAGCCCGGCCACCACACCGGCTTCAGAAGCCATACCATACAATTCTTTGCCCAACCGCTTCAGCCCGCCCAAAAGCAGTTCTATGCCTTTACTGGCAAGGGCTTGCATTCCACCGGTCAAGGCGGCCATGCCCAAGTCTAGCTTTTTGCTCCCTTGGGCCACATCTGCCATTGATTGCTTGGTTGCGGCGTTGTCTTTATTGATAGACTGAATGCCGGATCGGTAGGACTGGAGCCCGGCAAGCGCCACTTTTAGCCCAAGTTTGCGCATTTTATCCGCCATGTGCTAACTCCCTGGCCTGTTCTGCGATCTTGGACGGTCCTGTTTTCTTTTGGCCAAAGGTGCGCAACTTTTTGCCGGGATGATCTTTCACGCTCTTGGGCACCTGTCCATCTTTGATAAACCATGCCCGGACGATCTCCCGTGGCTCTTCTTGTGCCCACTGAAGGAAGTGTGGGATGCAAAACCACGCCCGGCCCCGGCCATTCGCCCACTGGGCATCTATCTGGGGCGGCTTTTCACATACCATGCACCTGCTCCGGCTGTAAGCGGCCTTATTGATAATTGCCCCTTCCCGGACCATCGTTGTACCGCACTTTGGGCACGGCATATCTGTGCACGGTTTCCCGGCCTCATGCGGCGCTTTTGTGCCACATTGGGGGCATACACATTCACCCCCTGGCCCTTCACCCTGGCCATAGAGCGCCCTTCTTTTTGGCCATCCGTACCATTGTGATCGCTTCATGTTTGCCTCATGTGGGAAAAGGGTTGCACGCTATCCGCCATGCAACCCTCCGGCTAGTAATCTCTCTTTGATCTGATAGACTTCAAACCGGGCGGCACAACGGGATTGCTCTGGCCCCGGAAGATCGTCAAATTCGGCCAATCTGTAACCTTCAAACCTGGCGATCTCCCATCTCAGAAACTCCGGCCACAAAAGCCAAGTGCTTTTTCCTTCAGGGCCATAACTAAGATGCGTCCTTGGCATCTGGAGATCCGTCACTGGCAGATTCATCCACCGGAGATCGAAAGTTGCTCTTGGCTTCAACCACCTCCGGGGGCGTGATCGTGCTCAGTCTCATGACTTCATCGCACAAAAGCTTGATGTATTCGGCATTGGTATCTTCTGTTTGCTCAGAGAATATAAACACATCCATCCGGTTGGGTGTGATGTTCTCCATGCCGTACCGGTCAAGCAATCGTTCTCGTTCTCGGGCTTGATCTTCCGTTTCGTCCAAGAGCACCATATAATCCATGGCGATCTCCAGGAAGTCAAAGCCCGTTCCCGCCGTCCAGTCGTCTAGCTCCTGTTTGTAAGCTGGATCTTCTGGATCCTCTTCCATTGCCGTCATACCACCCAGAACCTTAACCGGCTTCTTTGGCGGTTTTGGCTCCACGTGGCTTCTTTGAAAGGCCCGGAGCAAGAACCCCGGCACCTTTTTGCACAAAATGGTTGCACCACACGATAGCTTGTTGATCGATTGAAAATCATCCAAGATCGTTTCAGCTTCAGATACTAACATTGGATCTCGTTTCTAGGTGGACTTAGGCCACCGCACGCACGATCGCGCCTTCCGCACCCACATAGGTGACTTCGCCGGTTGCTACCCAAAGGTTTTGATCACACGTGATCACCTGGAAAAGCTCTTGCACATCGGACGGCTCTGCAACTTCCGCCCACTTGCCCGGAGCGCCGTGGATGTTATCCAGAATGATCCCGTTGCCGTCGCTGTCTTCACCAACCATCACATACCGTTCCGCTTGATGTACGGCCACATCGTTAAGCGCCGTCAAAGCCTTGTCTGTGATCTGGGTATCTTCTGTCCAGGTCGTACCGGCGTCATCGGTCCAATAGGCTTCTCCATCTTCATAGACCACAAGCCAAATGTTTTGATCCCACATAGAGATCGAGTTGACTTGTACCGCCGCTTGAGCCGCCGGCCCTGTGACCAAGCTCCAGGTTTCGCCGCCGTTCTCAGATTTTACAATGGCATTGGATGCGCCCACGGCAATGATAAAGCGATCGGATAGCGCCTTGATCCGGAGTAGGTTGCTTGACGTGACCACACCGGGGTTTCCACCGTCCGCCGTGGCCGCCGTTACGGCACCGTCATCCGAGAACCAAATATACCCGTTGGCACCTGCGATCCAGATAGCAGTAGGCGATTGCACTACCACGGCCTGGGGAGCGTTGGCGGCATAGTCGGCAAGCGTGACTTCCGCCCACGTGGTTCCGCCGTCCGTGCTGTAGGCATGTGCCCCTTCCGCCGCACTGACCACCACGATCAAGTCATCGATCCCGCTTATGCCCGTGATCGGGTTGGTCCACGTTGGCGTGTTGTTTGTGCCGTCAAAGGTGAACCAAGTCCAGGTTTGGCCGCCGTTGCTTGATAATCCCACCTGTGGGTTACCGCCAATGTCAGCCGTGCCCACAGCCATTTTGCATCCAACCGCCGGCCCGTTCACACTGGGGCACTCTTCATGGGCAAGCCAAGTAATGCATGTGATGTTTCCGGCCTTGTCGGTATCGATCAATTGGGCGTCCAGCTTGCGGATGTTGTAAAACGACAAAGGCGGCGCACTGAAGGGCATCGTGATCAAGACTTCACCTTGATCGTCCCGAGTGTACACCGTTTCATCATCGGTGGAATACTCGGTAAATTTGCCCCGGATGTACCGATCAATTGCGTTCCAGTTCATTTGATCGGACCTGGAGCCGGTCCCTTCTAGCTGAAGCCTAATGTCAACGTTCCATCTGCAATCTGCCCACATTTCAGCCTTGATCGCATTGACAATACTCTTCTTCATCACCATGGTGCCCGTGGTGGACCCTGGCCGTGATACGATCTCCGAGTCTTCCCGGAAGCCCGTGGCCTGGGTTGCATCCATACATTCCGTGTGCTCCACGTCGCCTAATGGTTTGGTTACACCCTGGAGCCGTGAGCAATCACCCGTGTACTCGTATGGATTGATGGAAGGGTGGATCTTCATGAATGGGGTTTGGAAGCCCCTTTGGATAGTGGTTTGATCAACAGTTGTTGACATCTTTATACCTCCATAAATTTGTCCACAATCTCACTTGCGGATAGGTCACACGATCGGGCTACACCTACGGCCCACGTTGGATCAACTTCCGTATTGAAAACAATGTGATGTTTCCACGCACTTCCCACCACTCGGGGCGGCAAGTTTGGGGTTACATCAAAAGCACAAGCCAAGTCAGCTTGATCAACAGACAAGATACCATCTTCAGCTATGGCTACCTCAGACAAGGGCAAGATCAAGAAGCGGCTACTATGAAACAAGATCACGTTGGGGTTGCCCTTCCGGTACTGCTTTGGATCAAAGAATATGATTTGTTCACCCTCTGAAGGCAAGTAAACCACCCCCTTTACTATAGTTCTGCTCTTGTTCCTCAAAAAACATCCAAGAATACCACGCCCCATCCATCAAGCCCCATGGGCAGTTGATCCGTTCCCTGGTCTGTGAATGGCTCATGTTCCGATCCCGGCTCCAGAAGCGATCTTGGGGTTGGTGACCTGTCGGGCACGGCGCTTCTGGCATCAAAGTGTGAGCAAGACGGATGATCGCTTGATCCCACCCTGGCGGCAAGGTCTTCAGCCCTGATTGATAATGCAGAAATGCCACGTCCGGAATTCCTTGGAATGCCGTCCGCCGCCGCCATTGGCCGCCACCGTAACAAGCCGGATAGATGGCCACATAGCCCAATTCCCGCTCTGAAGGGAAGATGCAAGCCGTTTCCGTGTTCTCCTGGCATGCGCTCGTACTACAATTCCGGCGTGTCCGGACCACTGCTTGCACACTTGGATCGTTGTATTCCCTGGCCACGGTGACCGTTTCCACAAAGTTGTTGTTATCGTCAAAGTCCACCGGCAAGTTGTGCCGGGTGCTCAGTTCTGGCTTGACCATCCGGACCTTTGGCCACGTAATGATAATGTTGTTCGGTCCTACCTTGATCTTGGACGGCTCCGGGCCATAGGTGTGGGTGCCATCGGCATAGTAGATCCGGATCTCGTCTTTGGAGCCCACCCCGCCACTGGGCGCTATGGCCGTGGCCCAATCGCCGCTATAGGTAACCGTGGCATGGGCGGCGTATACGGATGTTTTCTTTTGTCCGGCCTGGATAAACGCCTTCCAGTCCAAGCTTGTCGGGTTGTAGTAGTATGATCCCCTTCCACTCCAGGGCCACGCACCTGCAAAGTCGTGCCATGCATAGTACCCAGAGCGGCCCGATGTTGAGACATAGCCACGCATATCCGCCACGATCACTTCTTCCCCATCTTCATCCACCCAAGTGGGGGCAAGGTGGACCCGGATCTTGTTCTCGATCTGGCGTTCCGCCGCTCGTAAGTATTGATAAATCATCTGGCGATCCCAAAAGTCGTAAAATTGGGTGGATTCCGGCACGTAAGCGCCCCGCTTCACGCCATAGAATAGGTATTCGTTTACCCCGATCGTTTGGATGTATTCAGTTAGTGAGATCGGCACCGGCGCAATGCCTGGAGCGGTAAAGCCCGGCGCATAGAATGGACTTGGATTCACCATACTATTTTATACTCCCCTGGCCTACCCTCAAAAAAGGCCATGTCCCGTGGGTGTATTGGTATAAGCGTGTTGGGACAAATGGCATAATCCTGGCCTGTATACCCGCCCGGCACGGTGAAAGTCCCGGCACGACCACCGATATACAAAATCTGCTTCCATGTCGCATCCGGTTTGAAAATCCGTCTTGGCTTTGTCCTGCTCGGACCCGTCCGAGTTGGGCACCCTCAACCCATTATGCTAGTCCCTCACAACAACTATGAAACTTCTTAAAGTTCGGATCGGCGGTTACCTCTTCCATCGTGTGGAATTCCACCGGCGTTTTGATCCTCTTGGCTGAAGAGCATTCAGGTTTGTGGACAGTTCCAGAACTCGACATGAGATATTGAGGCCCGATATCTTCCACGTCTTTGGTCACGATCGCACTGGGGGGAGCGGCGGCCATCATTGCATCCCTTTGCTGTTGCATGAGCACGTGCAAAGGAAGGGCTTGCGGCTCCGGGATCGGCTCCGAGAATGCAGTAACCACCGGCGTTCTAACCGGTTGGGTTGAAACGCTTGATCCCCATCGCAAAAGCCTAAATTCTGCAAAAGCGTTGTAAAATAGTGCTTCCGGCTCCGGCAACCACCTTCTTTGTTTGATCATGGGTGATTGATCGTTGCCAATGGCCGCCCACATCCGGTTCACGGTGCGGCCCTGTGTTGGGTTAAAGGCCACTGAGAAGGAAGCCTTCTTGGCTCCTATGTACTCAACCAATCCCATCCGTGTGCTTTGTTCCATCTTGATCCTGCTTTCTAGCGTTATTCACGCAAGGTGCTCTTTGAATGCACCCCGGAAATAGACCGGGTTGCGATCAATTAGACCCTTAAAATAGGTTGGCTTGTCGGCAAAAACCTTTTCCGCCAACATACCTTCACCGTTTCTCTTCCGATAGTAGGCCACGCCCGTAAACTTGCGGGGTGTCCAGTCGGCTTGTATAAGTCTTGATAAAAAGTCCCACGATTCAAAGCCGCCTATCGTTTCATCGTACCCGCCCACAAACTGCCAAGCGTGCTTTGGAACCACTGTTGTGGCGTTCGTTGGTTGCATCGCACGCATTGAAGCCTTGTTGACCGTTGGCTTGACCACCCTTTGGGCATCCCCAAAAAGTTCCACGTTGCTGTAAAGCCAAGTGTGCTTGATAATCGCCTTCTTTGCCCTGGCGATATAATGATCCGAGATCCGATCGTCAGCATCTAGAGCAATGCAGTGTTGCATGGTCGTGGCCCGGATCCCGGCATTTCTAGCGGCGGGCAAGCCCTTGTTTTCCTGCTTGATCACAAAAACGGGCACCCTTTTCCTACTGGCCAACGGCGCAAGCGCCCCAAGCACATCCCCCGGCGATCCGTCATCCACTATAATGATCTGATCGGCCCTGGCCCTGAGTGCAGAGTTTACCGCTTCAAGCAAGAACTCTTCATGGTCATAGCAAGGCACGATCACGGCCATACCGGCATAAGTCGGTTGTTTCCACCACGTGGCCGGTGCGTACCACACCCGGATCCCGCTCTCATAAAGCGCATCATGGAAGGCTTGCCACGGATAAAGTTCTTGGCTCTTTAGTGCCCAGTCCCTCAAGAATGCCTTCACGGGTTCACTGAAGGCCATCCATAGGAGCCCTGTATACATAGTTGGCTCTTCTTGGTGCTCTCGGAGCGGTACAACTATGTCATACCCTTGGGCCAAGACCCTGAAGCCAAGCTTGCAATACTCGGGAGCTAACCACGATTCTGGAAACATAAAGAGTGCTTGATCGCCTTCATCGTAGCAGTCCAAGGCCACTTCCGGATAGTGGAGCGGCATAACATAGGGCACCTGGCGCATGGGTATGGATACTTGGTTGGGCGTTTCTACTTTGTTTGTTCCCGATCTATAGATCGTTTGTCTCATTGTCCAACCTTCCGCATGCGTACCATCCAAGAATTTCCGCCCGCCGTGCCTGTGACTGAAAGGATGGCCCATGGATGGTATCCATACATCTGGCCCCGCTTGCCGTATTCGCCCCGAGTCGGATCGAAAAAGTCAAAAGTTCGGTTGCTCCACCCCCTATGAATGTGCTGTGGATCGTCCGCCACGGTGGGGGAATTGTGATCCGGCACTTTGAAAATAAGCAAGCCGTCCGGCTTCAGGAGCCGCCAACACTCTTCCACGCTCGTATCCAGCCGCAACCAAAGATGTTCAAAGACCGCAAGAGCCAAAACCTCTTCAAAAGCCCCATCTTCCCACGGCCATGGGAGCACATTCAGATCGTGGACCACTTGAATGCCTGGCAGTTTGATAATGTCACTGTTAAGGTACCCTTGACGTGGCCGATCCCCGGCCCCAAGTTGTAGCTTCATGCTAAAACTTTCTAACTAGTTATGATACCTTCCACCCCGCCTTCATAGCGTGGGGATATAGGTACATAGCCGTTCCGTTCCACCTGTCCTTCAATCACCCTTCTAACGTTCTCGGTGAATCCGGCGCTATTGGTATTCTGGAGCCGCAATTGGAAGTTTTGGATGACCTCTTTTTGCGTTCTACCTGAATACCCAAGCGCCGATCCGGTGCGGCCTTCCGATAACTGCCAACCGGTTTTTGACCCTGCTGGCCGGTGAATGAAGAGATCTTGATCCTCAAAGCCCGGCACCTTGACCGATCTTCCCTTGACCTTCTGCCATTCGATGGCCTGTACTTTGCCCCCCTTCACAAAGCCTTCTACTCGGGCTATATAAAAGTCATCTGATACCTTCTTGGCCGCCATAGCGTTTTTGGCTTCCGTTGCGGGCTTTTTGAGTTTTCCGGCATGATGGATCGTTATTCCCTTTTTTCCTTTTGGATCATCATAGATCTTTGGCTTCTTGCCCTGCATTGCTTCGATCCGGTCTATGTGCCCCAGAGCCGTGCCCGCTTTATGCCGATCTCCGGCCCGATCGGCCTTGCTCCATTCAGCTTCATAGTGATAGCGGGCATTGTCTAGGCTTCCATGTCTTCCGGCATAATAGATCGCATCGCTCATGGCATCGGTATCGGTCAAAGGTGTGCTTCCATCATACTTATGGGCCTCTTTTGCGCCCTTCCACGCCTGGAGTACATTCCATCGAGTTTCACGGTTCATGTTGTGCCGCTTGACTGCCATTTGATAATTAGCCACGGCATCATCGCTCATTTGATCAAGCACTGAATCTTCTTTGGCCTGAAACTGGCGCAAGTCGGCGGTTGGGCCACTGGCCAAAGACATAGCCGCACCCATACCCCGCTTTGGAGCCGATCCGCCCCTTTGGCCCTTCACCCCGGCATGTCCCCAGTTCCCAGAGCCTGGCCCACCCTTTTCCGCCACGGCCAACCTGGCAACCGGATCTTGATTGATAATCCATGTTTGTAGCCAAGTCATCGCTTCACCCCTTGTACTCTCTTCCTGTGCCGCCGTATCGTGGCGATCGCAAAGGATCGCCCCTGCTTACGCTCTGATTCACGGCACTAGTGATCTGGTTCTGGAGCGTGGTCCGCCCTGCACTCTTTATTTTGTCCAGTGTGTTTGTCAGCTTCCTTATAGCTTCTCTTTGGGTGCCGCCGTATTGCACAATAAGGGATGTACCAGTGCGGCCTTCTGAGATAGTCCAACCGCTCTTCCCTTCACCAAGTGGCCGGTGAATAAAGAAGTCTTGATCCTCATAGCCCGCCACTTTGACCGGTTTGGCCTTGACCTTCTGCCACTCTTGGGTAACCCCACCCCCGATCGTTCTCCGGCTCACTGGGCGGTTTATGTAATAGTCATCTGTGACCCGTTTGGCTTCCAAGATCTTCTTTGCTTCCGGCCCGGATGGTTTGGCCGTTTCGACCGGTTTGGGTTTGGGCTTGGCCTTTTCTTTCAAGCCCGGCACTCGTTCACCCCTGGCCCGTGTAATGGCATCCACCCGGTGCACCTTCCACTCCCATTCTTCTTTATTCGGATCTGCCATCAGATCCGCCGTTTCTTGGAAGTTGGCCCTTGCTTGTTTCAAACTGCCATGGCTAGTGGTATAGGTAAGGGCTTCCGCCATAGCCGGATAGTCATCCATCGGCTCATACATGCTATGCCGATCTAGTTCTTTGAGTGCTTTGTAGCTCTTCAGGGTATCCATCTTTTGCTTTTTGTCCTTCAAAAGCCCAGACTGGACGGAAGATTGATAAAGCCTCTTGGAATTCTCTTCAGCATCGGCCAAGTAAGCGTCCTCTATGGCCTTCATCTGGCGATCTTCCCAATCCTTGCCGGTACGCAAAGACATGGCCGCACCCATGCCGGACTTGGGAGCCGATCCACCCTTTTGGCCTTTCACACCTGCATGACCCCAGTTCCCAGAGCCTGGCCCGCCCTTTTCGGCCGTGGCCAACTGGGCAACCGGATCTTGATTGATAATCCATGCTTGTAGCCAAGCCGTCATTGTGCACCTGCCATTCTGGCCTTGCCATGTATATGCCACACTTCAAGGGCATGCTCTCTATTGGAAGCATTGGCCGCCCACCCGAGTGGCCAAAGCTTGACCGGTGTAAGCGCCAAAGCCCGCACCAAAGCCCCTTGATCTCGGAAGCTGAAACGGCCCCACTCTGCATGCCAAGTCTCAAAGAATCGTTGCACTGTTGGACATATGCGCCAAGAAAACAAACCGCCCGCAAACTGGGTTAGTTCGCCGGTGCCAAAGGCATTCTTGATGTGTTGCTTTTCTTCATTGTTCTTGAGTCGGCACCGATCCACTACATCCGCCAATTCATCCCGGACCATAACCAGTTCCCAACCGTCAAGCAGTGGTTGCAAGAAGCGATCTAGCGGTTTCAACACAAGCGTGTCAACGTCCATGTATAGCGCATATGTCCAACCATCGGGCACATACCGCCAAATCTGAGTCTTGATGCTCCTGGCTCCGATATCGGTACTTGGCTCCTGTAGGCACATGCAGTTTGGGAAGTTGATCGATTGATCCCCGATCACCACTATAGGCATGTCCGGGTGATGCACTCGGAGCGAGTCCGCACAATCATAGAAGCACTGGATCGCCTTCTGGCCATAAGCCACAAACATAGCGCCTATGTTAGCATACCCGTTTGATGGCTTGTTGACAGGCTTGCGCAAAGTTTTCCACCGTTCTATTGGCCACGCTCTGGTATCGCTTCACTCTTCCCAACTGGAAGACCCGGAGCCGGGCAAGCATTGATTGAAAATCGCCCCGCTCGTATGTGGGCACTTGGAATTCATCTACCATTCCCACATGTGCCGGAGCCACAACCGGCACGCCACATCTAAGCGCCTCTAGCATCGTTACCGGCCCGCCTTCTACTTCAGACGTAACCAGAAACACATCAAGTGATTGATAAAACTTGGGCATATCCGCCCACTTGTAAAACTTGGTCGGGCACGGCCATCCTTCGCCCGCCCCAACCACATCAAATTCTCCAGTATCGACCAACCGGCGCACCAAGTCTTCACCCTTGCGAGATAGGGCATAGACCTTCCCGGCCACGCCCACCCGCAACTTGCGGGGTGTGAATTGCTCTTCTATGGGTACCGGCACGTGCACCGTTGGCCCGTGGGGAGCCAAGATCTCCCGGTACTTGGCAGTCATACAGATCCTGAGATCCACAGCCCTGGCCGCATTGTGCCATCTGTTTATTTTTGACTGGGTGCGGCCACTTTCCGCTTCTTCCAAGTGAGTGAAAAAAGCGGCGTTCTTGGTCCGTGGGAGCGGATTCCCGACCATGATCGACAAGTAAGGCCAAAAGAGGTTCAAGGCCACGTCCGTTCTAGGACGTTCTCCAATTGACCAACCAAGCCGCCCGGTCAAGATATCGGCATACCTGCCCAAGATCCACGGATCCCGCTTGCCCACAAGGTGCACAGTGGGGGAAGCCCGCTTTGGGCTTCCCCTATCACTTCGGCTCATTCAAGCCGCCCTTCTATTCGCTATACACGCAGTCCCCGGCGTCATACGTGGCATCGTAAGCACCACCATCGGGATAGTACGGGCTACCATCTGGCGGATAGCTGGACAACGGCGGGTTAAGCGGCGTCACGCAAACGTTGGATACCCGGCCACAAAGGAAGGGCATAGCCACAACCAAGCGTGGTTTCACCGCCAAGCGCACGTCAAAGCAAGTGTTGGTCCGTTCCTGCCACACGTAAAAGCGGCCTTCATCGGTTGGCTGTCCACCGTAAAGCTCTTCCTGGAAGCCGGTGATGGAGTCGCCCACGCCCGCCCTAAAATCTTGGAATTCGCCGTAAACGTTGGGGAGCCCCGAGATCTGAAGCGTCAAGATGTAGATATCACTGATTCTCTGGTTTCCGCTTGCCCCGTTGGTGAATGGCATATAGTCATCCGTGACAACCGGGATGTACATACCGTGCACCAAGAGCACTTCACGGCGGCGTAGGTCATCGGCAAACTGGCGTGCCCAGTCGGAAGAAACAAACTGCACTTGGTTGGTTGCAGTTCCGGCTACCGGGAGCGTGGTGGAGCACGGCCCGATCTGGCAAGCCCAATACTCATACAGGGCTTCGGCCATCTCAGTGCGCATGACAAGCACCATGTCTTCAGCCTTCGGGCGGCCTAGACCGGCCTGGCGTGCCCTCTGGATGATCCGTTGCACAACCGCTTCCAAGTAGGCATAGATGTTTTTGCCGCTCGTTTCGTCACTGATACAATCGCTTTCAAAGTCTTCGATCTTGGAGTCCACGGCGGGGCACGGGATCCGGCTCTGGACATCGGTATAACCGGTGTTGATCAGAATCTGGAACCCATCAAACATGTTCCGGTTCGTGGCCCTGTTACCGGTGTAGATCCATCGGCCTAGAATCTGGCGGACCTGAATGGCGGCGGCCACGGCTCCCCACTCTGCATCATTCTGGATCTGGGTGCCGGTGGGAGCGATCGTTTGGCCGCCAACGGTCAGACTGCCAAAGGTGCGGAAGATCGGGTATTTCTCACACCATCGGGTGCCAAGATCCAGCCGGTCATACTCGGGGGATCGGCCACGGATACGGCCAATGCACCATTCGAGTTCGCACCCGCGCCAATCAGACACGGGGGGATCGCCACATTGATCGGTGGGTTGAGCATAGCCACCCAAGTGCCCGATCGCCGTGATCACGGGTTGGCGGCGCACGTCCGCCGTGGTGGGCTTCCAGGGAATAACGGCGCAAATGCCGTCATCGTTCACCGATGCGTTGATCAAGTTGTCATCTGCACAAACGGTGAAAAGTCCACCATTGCCATACAAAAGGGTGTTGGTGAGTGCTTTCCGGCGCACGGCCACACCGCCCATGTCATTGCCCAACAAGTTCAGTAGGGTTTCAGACTGGCCCGATTCAGCCAACCGGACAAGCATTGATAATGTGTTCTGATCCATCTTGTTACCTCCAAAATGTGTTTCTGGGTTTCATTCCTGCCAAAAGGCTCCGGAATGGGTTGGCTATTCGCCCGCGCCAATAAAGTGCGCTAGTGGGTGCTGTGGTTCATCGTCGCCAAAATCAAGGCGCTTCTGAAGCTCTTCGATCAAGTCCGCCGTGTCGCCAACGTCTTCGGCTTCATCGGATGGCCGGGTGGACTGAGCAAAAGACATTTCCGGCAATCGCTTGACCAAAGCCGCAATAACTTCCGCCGCCTGGTCCCCTGCTTCCAAGTTCTTGACCCGTTCGGTCAATTCCACGACCTGGCCCGCCGTGGTTGATAATCCGGCAAGGGCTTCAGTGACTGGGGCAAGCCTGGCGTCCACGATCTCGGCCACGGCGGTAAGAAGAGTTTCAACCCCTTCACCGCTCTTTGCCTTGGCGGCCATTTCCTCTTCCTCTTCCTCTTCCATGTCCGGATCCTGCTTTTCTTCCATGACCGGATATTCGCCCATGCGCTTCTTCATGCTTGCACATGCCTTCTTCAAGGCTTCGTTCTCAGGATCTGCTTCTGCCATCTTTTCCAGCATGCCAAACAGTTCCTTGTCTTCCGCCTTGACCTTCTTCAGGAATGCCGGGAAGCCGCCCTTGTCGTCTTCATCGTTCTTCTTTCCGGCCTTCCCCACCAAGGCAAGATCACCGTCCATGGACTTTGACCCGGTGAACAACTCCTTGAGCATTGCCATGGCCTGTTCTTCTTCTTCCTGATTCTCAGGGCCAAGCAGTTTCAAGACCCGTTGCATTAGATCACTCATTTTGTTACCTCCCACTAGAATGTGTGTTTCTGGGTGAGCCGGTTTTAGGACCAAACTCGTGTCAAACTTCAACAACTTTGTATATACGCCAAGTTTCCGTTGCTTTGCTGGCGTTAAGAAGCCCACGCTCAACTTGATCGCGCCGTTTTTGGCCTTTTGCAGTGCCTTGTAGGCTAGTCTTGCAAGTGGGTTCTTGTCAAACTTTCCGATCTCGATCCAAAACTTGCCAATTCGCATCTCGCGCACCGATCGCCCTATGCGTGTCCATGGCACCGCATGTTCGATGTAGAGCCCGGAATGATAATTGTGCCGCTCTGCAACCTTGATCGCAAAGTCCATTCCCTTAACTGTTACCAGTTCCCCCACTCGATCCGTTGTCGCCTTTGAGACAATGGCGGCATACCATTGATCCCCCATTGCCTTCCAGACAACAAGCCCTGCTTCGGTTGGGTTTGAAAAAACTAAAGTATCATTTTGCATATTCTAACCTAGATCCAAGCGTGTCTGATCTTCGGTGCATATCCGCTGACATAGTTTCTATATCCAATCCAGACGTTTCAGCCCCTGTAAAAAGACCGGAAGCATTGGTATAATCTCTCCAAAAGTGCACCTGAAAAATGTCTGATAGTGTTGCTCCAACAGGGGGCGTAATCGTGCCTATACCGTCCGATATCTGGTTAAGTGTAAAAGGTGCGCCCGGATACGTAAAAATCGGATTACTCAAAGGTACCAATGTCCAAGCTGTGGTTTTGGCCAACCCATTGACTTGCCAACGGTAACCCATCAAAAAATTGGCTAATTCTGCAACTTCTTGCCACCAATGTACATGGAACTCTACAACTGATTGCACAAGCCAATCATGGTTAATCTGTAACGAATAAGCAAGATAGTCCGTTGGATACCTGGCCGATGCTTTGAACGTTATGGACACTTCGGCTAGATTTTGGACAATATCAGAGCCTGGGGATTCAAGACGTGATCCTAATAGCGGCCCTAGTTCATCACGCCACGTTGTGGCATCCCCTGTAAAATGCGCCGTGCCATCTTGCTCAATCGTGGTTGTGCCGGTCCCGGTTGGTGGTGTTTCTACCACAAGGTTAGCCGGTAACCCCCCGGCCCCACCTGGCACTTGGAATAATTGCAAACCGCCCATGATTACGCTCCCACCGCATGCCAGTTCACACGCCCGGCTCCACCTGCACTTTGAATATAAATCAGACTGGGATCATTGACTGGTAACGTTTCGCCCTGGCCTGGTACAAGCTCTACTGACTGAGAAGCGGCATTGCCCACAAAGACAGAAACCGTGTTATCTGGATCGGCCTGGACCAACACCGTGGTAACCGTTACTGAAGCCGTCAAGGGTGCGGCCACTGCTGGAGCCAAGCCGGTCCCATCATGCAACGTGCCCCCGGCCCCACCGCCTGTAGTAGCAACTGAGATCGACCCATCGGCCAAGCCGTTCAAAACTTCCAAGATTCTGGCCAACCATCTGTTGTTTGGCATTGGCATTGATAATCTCTCCTATTGGACCACGTGCCCAACTAGCAAGATGTGCATAGAATCAAGCGCCGTCAAGTTGTCTTGAATGATCATGTGTATTTCATCCCGCCCGTTTGGCGTATAGCTTCCGCTCGTGCTCCCACGTAGCCGGACGGTAACGCCCCATGTATTGGTCCAACTGGCCCGCACGCGCACACCCCAAGCACCCCCACCGGCCTTGTCGGTATAAACCACATCGCCGCCTGTGAACAAAGCCATCATTCCATTGGTTCGTGCTGTGCCCATGTTCTCGTATTCGCCGGTATCGCCTTTGTACTGGCGCAAGCTGATACCCCGAGTCAGGGCGGCAATGTCGCCAAAAAGTGAATCATCCGGTTGGCCGGGGCATACAATGCTAATGTGCATGCCAGTGATGTCAAAGTCTAGATCGGGCACGCTATAGCCGTGGAACTCTTGCCGGGTAACCGATCCATTTATGGCCATATCTTCCGTGAATTCTTCAAACGTGGTACCCGCCGCCATTGCAAAGTTGATCACACGATCAAGCGTTAAAGTGTTCCCGGCCACGCTTACCACATAGCCATAGTACCAGTTATTGGCCTTCCCGGTTGCAACTGGCTCCCCACCGGTCAAGCCGTGACCGGCGGCCACGTCGATCGTCCAGTCGCCAACGGAAGCCGGAGCCGTCAAGGTTATAATGTTGCCCGTATGCAAGTGAAGCGGTAAAAAGATAAGCCTTGTATATTGATCTTGGATGTTGACAGCAAGGGAGCCGGTTCCACCCGCTTCAGGATCGACCTTGATCGGATAATTGACACCATTTGATTCACCCCGGATCAACACGCCTATGTTGTTATTGCCCAAAGCGTTGATCACGTTGTAAACACGTGCTAACCACCTGTTGTTAGGCATTGGCATGGCTAAGTACCTGCTTTAGGGCATTGGCCCCGCTTCCAAGTCTTTTTTTTAGCTGTGTTTCAGTGGCAAGTAATGAAAATCTTTCCCGATCGTCATCACACGCCAACCAAACACAATCAAAGGTCACCCCGATGTAAGGGACAACAAGCGCCGGGTTGTGAGTGTTGGCCGGGATGTAGGCCATGGTGCAATGTGGAATAAACCCGTGCAACTTTGAAACTGTGAAACCGTATTGGCCAAGCTTCTTTACTAGCCTTTGGCGGAAGCCTGGCAGTACCGGCGCATCAAAAGACGTATAAAATGGGTTTGTGCCCTTTTCATCGTGGGCAAAACGCCCGATCCCGCCTATTTGTCCGGATACGGGGTGCTCGTTCTGTGCAAAACCCCGGACCACTTCCCGCAAAAGCTCTTTGTCCTTGACCTCTGGCATATAGGCCAAAGTGATATGATAATCCTGTATTGGTGTTACCTCAGAGCCTGGCGGAAAATGCTCCTTGAATGAGTCTAGTTGTTCACTTGCGTGTGGGGGCAAAAAGAATGCCACCATGGCCCTGCCATATTGCATTATGCACCTGCTCCCAAAACGCAAAAACGGGCATGCGCTCGTAAAGCGCATGCCCGCGTTATCGGCTATACCGATCCGGTAGGGTGGTCAGATAGTGCCGTTTCCGGATTTGCGGCGTTTCCCGCACTCGTAGGTAACGATCTGGCCCGTTTTCGTGACTATAGAGAGAGCGGAAGGCTCCCATTTAACTACCATTATACCATGGTTTTCGCTCACTCGCAAGCATCTAAGCTTTTGAATTAGTTGCATCTCTTCCGGACCAAGCCGGACAGCTTTCCTATTATCCATTTTGATCCTTTTGACACTCCGGGCAATGTTCTAGCTTGCTCTGGCAGTCTTGGTACTTTTCAGCCAAGGATTGATAATCCCCGTGCAAGGCTTCGATCTGCCTGGCCAAGTCTTCATTCTCTGTTTGCAGTATGCCAATATCGATCCGGGCTTCCGTGTAACTAGTTTGCAAAGCTTCGATCTGAAGCTTTTGCTCGTCTAGTTGAGTCCGGAGATCGGCCACGAGTTGATCATAAGATTGTACCACGGTCTGGGCCATATCTGTCAACTTGGAAGCATCGGTGATCTTTTCGCTCCGGTTCGTAACCATCCACCGGAAGGCTTCAGTCAAAAGCCCACCCACGCCAAGAGCGGCAATACCGGCTAAAATAAACTCTGGGCTCCAGGTCATCACGCACCGCCCCAATGTTTCATCTCGGCTTCCAGGATCTGGCTTACTTTTTTCTCGTTCTTGTCCGCCACATCGTTGGGCACCGGCCAATCTTTATGCATGGGCACCTGGCGGCGCTTTGCCTGGCGGCTATCTTGCTGTACCCATTCATTGTATGGCGCTTCTGTAACGTCTGAGTAAACGGTAACGGTTAGATCGCTCTTTTCCTTCTCGGGCTCCGAGATAGACCAAGAACGTGGCAAGTTGCCGGTCCTGAGATAGGGCACCTTGATGGCCCCGCTTCGGATCCCGGCAAGCACAAACTTTCGTTGGCGGTTCGTGTAGAATCCGCCCGGCAATGGCCCGGCAAGGTGTTTTTCTCCTGGCTTCTTGGTGGGCGGCGTAGCCAAAGGGGTGCGGACCACGTTGGCAGCCCTCTGGAGTGCTTTCCCGATCGCCTTGTCGAATTCGTCAAGATCGATCTCGTATTCTTGCCCTTCATCGATCACATCCCAAGCCATTGATTGATAATCCTTTACTGGGTTACATGCCACCCTTGAAACCAAGCCGACTTCTTGACCAATGCGGCCTTTGGTTTTGTTGCCTCTTCCAGCATAGCCTTGTAATCATGTTCCCGGAGCCACTTCCGGGCTTGCTTTGGCGTGTACTTTGTCCGATCAAAGCGGATCGCTTGCAGTTCCCCACCACCTTCCCGTTGCGTGGCCATAAAGCCAAAGATGGCATGGATACCCGGTCCAAACTTGTCATTGACCCGGCGTATTCGCTTGTACTTGCCCGGATCGTTGATCCTGGCGGCGTGCTCGTTTGGATACGGCATAGTTACCCCTTTACCTGAATTGCAAAAAACAGTAACAAAACGGGTGGAAGCGTGGCTTTTGATAATCGGGCACGATCTCTTCATCTATCGGCACCCACCCCGCTTGTTGGGCATCGTCACATATGTGGGTGGGGCACACCCGGCCAATGTCAGCCCGGATCGATCGCTTCTCCTTGAGCCCTGCACCCGTGGCCGTTCGCAATTGAGCCCCGGCCCAAAGATCGGTGTTCTCGGATACGGCAATCATGCGTGCCCGGCCCGCTCCAAAGTAGGGAGCCAAGCGCCCTTCCACGTCCTTCCACTCGATCTTTTCCGTGGCCAAGTCCTTGCGCACTTGATCAAGCAGTTCCCGGCGTGATCGCACTATGCTTTCATCACCTGTCAAACTGACCATGCCAAACATTTCTTCTTGGGCAACCTGGCGTGCCACTTGGTTGACCCGATCAAAGCTTACATCTAGACCGGGTTGGGATAGTACACTCATGCCGCCTTCGAGTGCCGATTGATAAAAAGCGGGCATGAGCGTGTCTGAAATTTGATCGCCCCATCCAGCCCAATACTTTGGATCGGCTAAAATGTCCGGGTTTGCTTCCAACTCGCTTATGATATCCCTTTGCCATAGATTAAGCACTTTCCTTAGTTGCTCGTTTAGGTCTTCCCACCGCTTGACGATCGGGATTAGTTGAGTAACCAACTCGGGCGGCGCTTCATCCAATAGGGCTTCAATCCCCGGATCGTTCCGGTTGACCGGCTCCAGGTCCAGATCGGCGGCGGTTAGCATAGACTGATCCAACTGCCAGTATGGCCGGTCAATCTCAATTGCCCCAGAAGGGAAGTGCATCCGGCCAATGGTGCCCCCTGTATTGCTTTTGATAATGTCGGTCACTGTGCTTATAGTCGGGGCGGCCATATAGTTGGGTATGACCTGCTCCATGGCCAATAGCTCCAAAGCCTGTTCCTTTGATAGCAAGCCCTCTTCTTGGCCTTGAGGCGGCACCCAAAGTTCTTTGATGTTCTTAATTCGCATCTGCCGGATACGCTCATGCGTTATGTCCTGTTCATCGTCCGGCGTGTCAAAACGAAAAGCGATATCTGGCGGCGTGTTCCTGGCGATCCACCGCTCGAATTCCACAATAAATTCCGCCGATCCCTTGCCCAAGCTCTTTTTGTGCTGGAGCCAAGAAGCGGCTTTGGTTGCCCCGTGGAATTCCACTTGCCATATCTCGGACACGTCGATCCCGGCGTCCAGGGCCACGACCTTAGAAAAGACTTCGTTGGCTTCCCGATCACTAAAGTTTTCCCACACCTGGCGGAAGCTTGTAAAGGCTACCTTGCACTCCTGGCCGTAAGTGTTGGATACCAACCAGAGCACGCCCGGCCATGTCAATTGGCCCTTTTGCTTCCGTTGTAGGGTGTATTCCTGCATGGCCTTCTCAACTTGTGGCCGTGTGAGCCCTGAGATCGTGGCAATGCCTTCCGGGGGCAAGTTTGACACCCGCTCTTCTTGGAACTTGAGCATGGCATCTGCCAAAGCGGCATAGCGCAAGATTCTAGACATAAAGCAGAACCCCATGCGCCGCCTGAATTGGTCCGTGGTAGGCAGTGAAGCGACCCGCAAGAATTGACCCTTCTTGAGCCCCTTCCACTTGTCTTGATCTTTGAAAATAAGCGGCCAAGACTTCATCTTGGTGCTCTTCCCGGCCACTCCTGTCTTTGATGGCAGTGTAACCGGCCCCGGTATAACGTGCCTGGCGTCCATATTCCACAAGGAAACGAGTGGCCCACGGGGGTAAAAGCTCCGGGTTGTTTCGAGTATGCCGCCTTCATCCGTGGTCAAATAGTCGGTAAAAAACAGTTTGATAAACTGAGTCCATCCCTCTTCATCCGCCCACGCAAGCATGTCATACCAGTGTTTTAGCTTCTTAACCGGCCCCACGATGGCCCACCCCAGTGAAGCAATCCGTGAAACCATCGTAAAGATCACACCTGACAACCGGCTATCATTGCGCCAAACACTTTCCAAGTAATCAGCCCGGCGCAAGGGGCACGACCATGGCGGGCATCCCTGGTCTTGACCGGCCAACAAGTTCACAAAGTTGGTTAGTCCAGAACTCCAGCCACCGGCCAACTTGGCCGGATCGGTAACTCGTAACTGGATCGATGATTTTGGCGCTCTGGCCTTCTGGGCAAGCTCTATTGATTCTTTTTTGGCCATTGTGGCCAATTGATCGTTTGATCTTGGCTCCATAGTTTTACCTTTGTCCATTTTATGGTATAATTCCCGTGTAGAAGGGAGCACACATGCAACTATCTGAATACATAACCCAAATGCGTGAAGCACTCAAGACACCGGGGGCGCACTTTTTTTATTTCCCCAATGTAGCAGACAAGCGCAAAGATCGCAACATGCGCCTTGCCCGAGAAATCGGCCCGGCCCTGGCCCTGCATCCCACCGATCAAATTGAATCCGTGATCCAAAGCTTGTATGGCATGTTCATCGTGGCCAACTCACTCGATCGCACCGGCGTCCAGGTCAATGCCAAAGAATGGTTAGAAGAAATGCGCCGATCAATCGCCTATTACTCTTCAGCCTGGTACAAAAAGCCGTCATCCCCTGGATAGGGTTCCGTGTGATCGTTTTTGCCGTCTAGGATCTCTTGCGGGATCCCGGTTGGGAATGCGTAACATACAAAAACCGGATCATCTAGTGGCCCTTTTGGATCTCGGAGCCATCGGCACCGCCGTTCTTGGCATGGGATAATTGTGGGCGTGGTCATTGCACACCTGCCAGTAGGTCATTGATAAAGCCTGTCTTCTCTGGTCCTGCAAAGTCCATGGCCTTCTTGTCCCCAAAGATCACACTTGTGAATGTTTCCGCAAAGTCTTCTTGGAAGTTAGTCCAAGCATAGGCACTCACGTGGCGGCCCTTCCCAAAGATTTTTGATGTTTCTGTAACCGTGGTGGTTTTCTCCAGTGCGTGGCCAATCTCATGCGCCCACACGTTGGGAAAGTTGGGGTAATCGCCTTCTTTGTGCCATACCACGATCTTGTCATGATCCCAAGAAGCCGCCGCCGTGGGCTTGTATTCTGGCCTTTCCCGGTATTCTACCCGGCCCCCTTGAGCCGCAAAGATCTTTTGTAGCATTGGCTTTTCTTGGAGCAAGTTTGATAATTGCGACAACTCCCGGTGCAACCGCTCTTCCGGCACGTTTCCTTGCACACTGACCTTGATTCCCTGGCCCTTCAGTGTCTCGATCGTATCGGCTGAAGTGGCCCCCACCTTCCCTTCCACCTTCTCATATAGATCGCCTGGCGTTTCTTGATTGATGGCCACAAACTTTTTGCCGCTCGTGCCGGTCCATTGGTAGGTTGCATTGTCCTGCACCTGCATCTTGAGCCGTTCCATGGTCTTTTCCGCTTCCCCCATCTCAGCAAAGAACGGATCCCGGAGTTTATCCACGTCCAAGCCCAACTTTTGGCCGTAATAGTCGAACTTTTCTTTATCCATCTCCATGACCCCGAGATACATATCTATATCTCGATCCGTGGCATCCGGCTTCTGGGCCTTGATCCCATCGATCACGGCCTTGGCGGCGGGTGTTGATAATGCGGCCTTCTTTTTCTTCAGGTACTTGTACAGGGCAAAGGCGGCCCCGCCCGACTTGGCCAACGATCCACCCCGTTGCCCCTTGCGCCCCTTGTGGCCCCAGTTACCAGAACCTGGCCCGCCACGGTCCACGATTGTCCAGCCAAACCAACCGGCTCTACTTTCCACCGTCCTCTTCCTTTGGCTCAAATAGCAAGCCGTTATCCCCTTCAAAAGGCAAAGCATGATCGTGCACTTCCATCATGATCGCCTTTGGAATGCCCTTTGGGAACGCTTCACACGTCCACCGTTCATCTTCAGGCTCTTGGAGCCGCTTGCATCCCTGGCATTGTCGGCTTAAAAGCAAAGTGGTCATTATTCCCCGCTTCCCAGAATGTAATTCACGATCTGTTGAGTGGCCGATGGTAGGCTTTGAAAATCCGGGTGCCGCTTCAGTGTGTAGGCTTCCGCCGCCGCTTCGGCCTGGTTCGTATAAGCATAGTCGGTAAGCGTCGTTTTGATGTCTTCACCATACCGCCCAAGTGCAAATCTTGCCCGCTCTTCTATGGATGTATCTTTGTGAGCCAAGTGATGGCCATATTCATGCGTGACTACACCATGGAAGAACTTGCTATAGGCATAGGGCGCACTACTGATCCCGGCTTCTAGTGGCCTAGTGCTATAGTAGCCCGTGTTTCTTACATATTCGCCTTGCGCATTCATGATCCCAAGTTCGGCATAGTTTCCATTGAAAAGAGTTACTTGGCCATCTAGATATTGGCCGCCCAAGCTCTCTTCCCTACTGCCTGGCTTTTGGTTCCGCAAAACATACGTAGCATCCGGCCCAATATCGCCCCGCTTGTGGGCTTCCACCATGCCAGTCATGAGCACATTTAGATCGTTCTCGTTTTGGATGGCCGGATCAAAGTCGCTATAGTGATCTTCTCGCACGCGCCGGACTTGATCAAGAATTCTGGACCCAACTTCATCCCGCCGTGCTTCAAGCTGTTCATCGGTCCACTCGTTGATCCGATCCCGGATCTCTTCCATTTCCACCCCTTCTTCCGCCCACTGTCTAAGTTGCTCCCGTGGGAATGTCCGCTTCAGTTCGGATCGCATATCCTCAAGATCGCGTTGTGTAGACCACTTGTAAGTGTTGCCCTGCTTGAAGGCTTCCACTTCTGCATTGATAATATCCTCTTTGGACATGCACGCAACACTATACCCTTGCGCCTGGAGCCAAGCAAGGTTTTCCTGGACACTGGCCCCCGTGGCCGGTTCCTTGGGCTTCTTTTTGGCCCTGGCGGCCCGGAGCCGATCTATAGTCGTTTGGATCTCTTCCGGTGTAGCATCGGCGGCAATGCCGATCGCCCCGTGGCCCCCACCTGGAGCGGATCCCCCACGTTTACCCTTCCGACCTTTGTGGCCATAGTTTCCAGACTTGCCGGAGCCCTTGTCTACAAGCCCCCAAAACCAAGCCGCTCTATTGTCCCCACGTCCATTCATGGCCTGTATTCCTTGCGATCCGCTCTATATCTCGGGGGGTATAGGTCCGTTCTTGCCCTTGCCGGTCCACCTTCCACCCGGCTCCAGTTTCTTCCAGCAAAGGGAAGCCCTTCTTCTTTAGATACTCTCGGGCAAACTTGGAACGCTCGATCTCGTGTGATCTTTGCCATATTTCGCCAAGTTTCCCTTTTGGCACATAGGCCCGGATACTACTGGCCCCCTGCTCCAGGGCGGCCTTTGCCCGGTGCTTGCCGTCGATCACGGTGTGGGGTTGGCGGCCATAGGCCCGTTCTAGCTTGCCGCCCCCAAACCTGGCTTCCATCTTTTGGTTGCTATCCACCACGATCGGCGGCGGTTGGCCGGTCTGTTGAGCGTAAGCGCCCACCTTGGGCAAGTCCACTTCAGCCGGAAAGTGCATGGCTTCTGGATGCACCTGCACCAAAGCGAATTCTTGATCGCTATCGCTCATGTATTCTTTGGCCCACTCTTCCGCCGTCACCTTGCCGCTCTTGACCTGCTTCGGGGGGTTCGTGGCCACAATGTGATTGATAATCTCTTGGCGGCCAATGCTTTGTTTCTTGGCCTCTTCCAACGTTCCGGCCACTGGGTGCTTTGCCGTTTTCTTGTCCCGTTGCTTTTGGCGGTACTCCTGGACTGCCTTGCGCCGATCTTGCTCTGACAGGTCTACCCCGATCCCGATGGCCCCATGGCCCCCACCCGGCAAAGATCCGCCCTTCTTGCCCTTCCGGCCCCGGTGTTGATAATTCCCGGATGTGTCACTACCATGGCGCACAACCGTCCAGCCAAACCACCCTTGCCGATTCATACCCCGGCCTCTTGAAATTCCAGTGCCAAACGGCTGTACTCGTTTTCTAGGGCTTCGGTCAGTTCATCTATAGCAATAAGCCGCCGTTCCACCTGCTTTTTGG